TGCAGACTTGTTGCTTGCATTCTCAATGCCAGGCAGATTGCGAACTTGCTTAGGAGCCTCGGGAGCGTCAGCCTTGAAGCCCGCGCCAACATTCATCAGTTCGTCACTGCGTTGTCGTTGCGCTGTCAGTGATGCGTATTGCATCTTCAACGCGCTGTACTTCGCCTCAAGAGCGTCCGACATGCCTTCGCCGCTGTCATTCGCGTCGTCGCACATCGCCTTCATTTCGGCGTACACCGCCCCCATTTTCTCAATCAGTGCTTTATATCCACTATCGTTTGCCATGATAAAAATCCTTCTTGTTGTGTCGAGCGAGAGTCGATTACTCCAACGCTGGAGCAACAGACACGCACGCTCGACGGTGAATGTCTGTGAAATAATTCGTTAGCCGCGATACACGCCGTATGCGGCATTGATGTCTGTGAGAACGCCCGCGCATCGCATGCTGACGACGAACGCTGTTTGATTTGTTTCGCCAAAGGTCTCGACCAAGCGAGTGACTTGCACGCCTTCAGTTGTTGAGAAGAATGTGTAGCGGGAGAGGTCGCATGCAATCACGATGAAGTCGCCAGTAGACAAACCATTTGTCGTACCCGAATTTCCTGGAGACATTTCTGCCATCGTCCAAGGACGACCGTAAAAGCGTTGATCGGGAGACATGAAAGAACTGCCCATCAATGTCGCAGAGCCGAACCCTGTTCCAAGATAGACAGCATTTGCGCCGGGAGCGTAGTAGTGCGCTCGATTGTTAAAGATCCAAGTTGCACGATTCCAATAGGACATTTGCAATTTGTCCATGTCGCAGATTCCAAGAATTGCGGCCAAGTGTCCGTTCGTGCTGTTTGTCATATTTCCAACACTGCCGCCCATGCCTGCGAGCGTGGTCGTTGTACTTCGTGCGCTGTATCGCTTCAGCGTGCTCGCCAATCCGTGACAAGAGTCTGAGCCGAGAGTTGCGCCAGTACCCGCAGTGACTGAATCAGTCGCATTGCCCATCAAAATTTGGCGATTGATTTCCTTGCCGATGTCTTGCGCCGCTTGACGAACAATCCAACTTTCAACGCTGGCTTCGCCTTGACCCGCAGAATCTTCAAGCAATTCGTTCGACACTTTTACCATGACGCTGATGCGCTTGAGCGCAAGGGTGGCCACGGCTGATCCTGTGTTGCTTGTGCCGGGTAGCGCAAGCGTTGGAACGACAACTTGAGTCGCCGCCGTCGTTGCGTCGATCAGAGTGCCCGCTTCACCGGGATTCTTTTGAGCGGTCAAGCCGCCCATTGGTACGCGTGCGCTTGTAATCACTGGCACGCTCACGGTCGAACTGTTCACAATCATCTTGCTGACTTGGCTGTACACAGAGTCGTCGCCAAGCATCTCGTTGAATTTATTGGCGTAGATGGTCGGAAATAAAACCGTTCCACCGCTCGTCTCACTCAGAGCACGGATTTCAGTGTCGGTCATCGAGCGTGCGCCACGCTTCATGTATTGCGAGAAAAGGTGGCTGTAATCTTCGCTGCCACGATCGAGTTGGTTCTTGTTGTTCATTCAAACTCCTTGCGTGTAAAAGAAAACACGCGGTCAAAATGCGGAAGGTCAAGTACGCTTTTGAACCAGCGTGCTCTCGGGGAGTTCGCGGAAGTCCACTCTCGTGATCGATCGCCGTCAGGCAGCGTCGGTCGAGGCTCTATTCAGTTATGACCCCATTATCGCAAACGGATTTTCGCTCGCAAGGGGTCTAAATCAAAATTGTGGAGGCAGATAGATCTTTCGGGCCTTGACTTTCGGCTGCTCGGCTCGGGCTTCGACGCTGGTGGAGTCGTTCGCGGGAAACAAAACACAACTCACCTCGAGCAGTTTTGCAAGTTGAATGACTCGCGTGCCTTTGGTTTCGCCCTTGGCGGGTGGCTCGTGGGTTTCTTTCAGGCAGATAAACCCGAATGAGCACTGCGTCACAATGCCTGCACGCACCAGCGCGTGCTCTTGTTCACCTATGCCGTCGGGCAAATCGCATTCAAAGCACAGACCCGAACGATCTGCGTAGACCTTGAGGTTGCCTGCGCTGACCCTGCCTAGCGGCTTTGCCGTATCGTGGTTCCACAACAAAGCGATCTTGTCGCCGTCGGCTTTGATCGAGGCATCGAAGCATGTCGGCTCGAGTCGCTCGTAGGTGCTGCCCATGTCGTAGCGTTCCCAATTCGCGGCGATGCCGTTAAGTCGTAGCGGCTCACCGGGCTGCGGTTCAGTTTTTTCAATGCGGAGTGCGCCAGCCTTGCGGGTTTCGATGTTGCTCATAGTGTCTCCTTGTTGGTTTGAATGAGTTCTTGAATCAGGCGCGTGGCAAGTGCCACGGCCGTCTCGGTGTGTCCTGTGACATGCCAATCTGCATTTCGTGCCTCGGTCTTGATCGACTCTGCGAATGCGTTGGCGATGGCGATGCCGTCACTTGCGCGGTCGCTGTGACCTTGCAGAACGAGTAGCCCGCGCATGATCGGTGCGATCTCGCTGGCGATGCGTGCGACATCGGGTATCCACTTCTGCACTTTCTCTTTTGTGCGGCATCCCTTGAGATATTTCGCCTCCGCTTCAGTGCATCGCGTCATCGCCGCAAGCGCGGAAGGAAAGAATAAGTCAACTGCACGGTCAAGTGGATTGACGGTCGACTTCAACTCCGTTGGGTCGATGTCGACTGACGCTGGATCTAGATCGACCGATGCTGAAACATCCGACGGCTGCGGCGTGCTTGCGGGGTCTTGCAATGCGGGCGCAGCAGAAGCCGCCGCCGTCGGAGTGCTCGTGTTCAGAGGCAAGCGGATCGACTCGCCGCCTTCAACGGCAGGCAATCCTTCACGCTCTCTGATTTCGTTGGGTGTCAAGATGCCGTTGGTGACAGCGACCGCATACGCGCTGAAGCGGGTGCTCATGTCGCCGCGCAACAGATCATCGAATGAGATGCGGGTCGTGACATCGTCTCCACGCTTTAACAACTTACGATTGACTTCTTGCTCGAGTCGAGCAGCCCAACCCGCAAGCGTGCTCTGCACGAACACTGCATTGGCTTGTTCGGCTGACGAGTAACTCACGCCGTCGTTGTCGCCGACGCGATGGCTCGGCACATTGAACGCAGCGGCGATCTGTTGGCGACAGAACTTCTTCATGCTGTCGAGGTCGCTGTCTTTGGCGTTGGTGGAGATGGCCTCGAACTTGAGACCTTCTTCCAAGATCGCAATCTTGCCCGCGCCTTGTGCGCCCGAGTGAACCCGATTGAATGCCTCGCGCAATCTGTTCGCACCTTCCGCGCTCAATCGCCCTGGCATTGAGAGCACGCCAGCAGGGCGACAATTCTGTGAAAAAAAGCGAGATGTAAACTCCTGCAACTCCAACTCCATGCCGATCAGGTCGCGCATGCGATGAATGGCCGACTCGCCGAGCAGACCATCAGGAGATGGCCCGACAATGTGCAGGATGTCGTAGGGTCGAAACTTGCGTTGCTTAATTTCCTCGGATGCCTTCTCGTCTGCCTTGCCTGTCCAGTATTGGTAGTAGGGTTGGTTCTGAGAATCTCGCAACATATAGGTCAAGTCCGGGCGAAGCCTTTCAAGGGCAATTGGCAAACCCGACGCAGAACGCGAAATGTAGGCAAACGAATTGCCGTAGAGCAAGCAATCCGAAATCTGCGCCTCGCGGAACACGAACGATGTCATGTCCTCGTTTGCCTCTCCATTGAGTAGGGAAAACACAGGATGAGTCGGGTCATTGCTTGATCCGTCAGCACTCTGACGCAGAACTTGCCACGGCATGCGAGCGAGAGTCTGCGAGATCAATCGCACGCATGCGTAGACCGTCGGAGCCTCCATTGCATTGTCGGGCGAAATGGTCTTGCCAGTCCAAGCCCACGATGAGACATAGGACTGGATGCCGCCTGAGATCGGCTGTCCGATTGGCGTTGTGTCCTCGAATAAACTTCGAGGCGGGGTTTTACCGAGTGCGCGTGTGATGAGATCGATTAGACCCATTGCATGTTTCCTTGTTCGTAGATTGAGGTTTTGTTGTCTGCGTCTTTGTGCACCATGCACGCCAACGCCGTGACGAGCGCGGCG